CACAAATTATAGAAGACAGTCCTGCAACTATTAGAAAGTCATTAGATGGTACATTATTTATTGCTAAATTTATGGGCGAAACTCCATCTTTTTTAGAAGGACTAGACCAATATACTCACGAGGAGATACTAGAAATAGTAAGAGGTTCTGATTGGACGCCTGAAAACCCAATGTAATATGCCTTGCTACGAGTGTGATAATGGTAAATGGAGATTTGGAGACAGTGGCAGATGCCAGTATGATTCTAAATCAATATGTGAGGAGGCTAATAAAGACTATTATGCTGAAGAAACTTACAGTGATTATCCACAATCAGCAAGTAATAATGCAAAAAGAGCTATAAAGTACAAAGAAGAAAACGGTAGTTCTTGTGGAACTCAGGTTGGGTGGACAAGAGCTAGACAATTAGCTAGTAGAGAGCCTTTGACTAGAAGCACTATAGCACGTATGGCTTCATTTAAAAGGCACCAACAACATAAAGATGTTCCTTATGACGAAGGTTGTGGAGGTCTAATGTACGATGCTTGGGGAGGAACGAGTGGTGTTGAGTGGGCTATAAGAAAATTAGAACAGATAGACAGAAAGAAATCTATGTACAATCAAGAAGAAGAGGAAAAAAAGAGAAAGATAGAAATATCTGAAAAGATGGAAAAAGCTCTTAAAAATAAAATGGAAGAGCATAATGAAGATGTAAAAGATTTAGATGTAGAATGGAATCCAAAAATTACTATGGCAAAACTAAGAAAATGTTTTATCAGAGGAGTTGGAGCTTACTACACTAACCCTGAAAGCGTAAGAGAGAATGTTACAAGCCCTGACCAGTGGGCTTTAGCTCGTTGTAATTCTCTACTTTATGCTTTAAGAAATGGTAGATATAGGAGTGGTAAACACGATACAGACTTGCTACCTGAAAAACACCCAATGAGAAACACTAAAAAAGAGAAAAACATGGCTGATAAGAAAAAATATTATGGTGATGAGTCTCACGATTTTCATTTTAACTTTACACAAGATATGATGGAAAAGCTACATACTACAGGTGAATTAGAAGTGACAGTTAAAGAAGGCGATAGAGAAATGAATATTATGTTTACTTTTGACAGCGCTGACAACAGACACAAAGATGACGAAAAGTATGGAGAGCTTACACAGGCAATGCTTGATGAAGAACTAGATGAGTATATTGAGAAACTTAAAAACACTATAATAGAAAATATAAAGTAATATGTCAAAAGATAAATTAGATAAGCTAAATCCTTACAAGGATACAGCTAAAAAATATTTTCCTAATGGTGGCGAAATAAACACGTCAGGACGTAAAAAGGGCGAAAAGACTAAGAACAATGTCAAGGTTACTAAGATAAGCAGAAATGCGCTTACATGGGCTTTAGAAGGACATTCGACTAAGATTAGAATGGCTCTTGACGCTTTATTTAATGAAAATCCTGAAGCATATATAAATGCAGTGTCAAAACTTTTAAATTACACTGTTCCAAAACTTTCTTCTGCAGAAATTAACGACAATACAACTAAGAAAGTCAAGATAGAACTTAATGATGACGTGAGTATAAATGATTTAAGAGCAAAACTTGACGAAATTGACAACAACTGATAAAGCTTTACGTTTTGCAATAGAAAAAAAACTATGTGAATTATCTTTTTACGAGTTTTTTAAACAAGCATGGCATATTGTAGAGCCTTCAGTCCCACTGTCTACTAACTGGCATCATAAGTATTTGTGTGATATATTACAACAAGAGTGTGAAAGAGTTATAGAAAATAAGCCAAAAACTAAAGATATAATTATAAATATACCTTTTCGTAGTACAAAATCTTTACTTGTTACTGTTATGTTTCCTGTATGGACATGGATAAGAAACTCAAAACTGCGATTTATAACTGCCTCATATTCTGCTGACTTGTCTATTGAACATGCAACGAGAAGCAGAGATATAATAAACAGCGAATGGTTTAAAAATAGGTGGGGTGATTTATTTCACATAAAAAAAGACCAAAACTTAAAGGCAAGATACGAAAACAATTTATTAGGTGTGCGTAGAGCTACATCTGTTGGGGGTACTGTTACAGGGCAAGGGGGAGATTTTTTGATAGTAGATGACCCTGTTTCACCTCAACACGCAGCATCTGAAGTTGAAAGAGAAAAAGCAAACGAATGGTATAGAACCACTTTTTACTCTAGACTTAATAATCCATTAACTGGTGTTCGTATTGTTATAATGCAAAGAATACATGACAACGATTTAAGTGGTTTCTTGTTGTCAGATGCAGAGAGCAGACTGAGACATAAACACATATGTATACCTGCAGAATTGTCTGACGATTTAAAACCAAAAAAATTAAAAGAACACTATGACAAAAACGGTTTATTTTGGACAGATAGATTTAGCAGAGAAATATTAGATGATTACAAAGAAGCTTTAGGTAGTTATGGTTACGCAGGACAACTAATGCAAACACCTACGCCATTAAATAGCGGTATGATTAAAACAGAATGGTTTAAAATAGATAAGTTTCGTATAACAGATGACAAAGCAGTAGTTAACTTTGTAATTGACCCTGCATATACAGCAAATGAAAAAAATGACCCTTCTGCATTATTAGCATATACATACTACGAAAACAAGTGGCAAGTTATTGACTGTGTAAATGTACATAAAGAGTTTCCTGATTTAATAAGGTTTATACCACAATGGGTGCAAAAAAATGGCTACAGTAACAGAAGCAGAATATATGTAGAGCCAAAAGCATCAGGCAAATCTATCGTACAAACTTTACAAAAAGAGACTGGCTTAAATATAAGAGAAGACAAGCCGCCTTCTAAAGATAAGGTAGCTAGAGTACAAGATATTTCTGCTAGTCTAGAATCAGGTAGGGTAAGTTTGCTACATGGCAAATGGAATGAAGAATTTTTACAACAATTAGTTAAGTTTCCATCTGCAAAACATGATGACATGGTAGATTGTTTAGTCATGGCTATAAACAAGCACATGTGGAATCACGCTAAAATTGTATATTTTTCTTAAAATTTTTACGATTACCAAAAACTTCTAGCTAGTTATAAAAAAAAACTATAATATTGCGAAATTATAGGAAAAAACTTATGGAAAAAATTTGCGCAATAAATAAAAAGCACGAAAAGCTAATGAATAATTATGTTAAATATGTGCAAAAAATTGTATATGCAGCAACTGAAGATTATTCTTATAATAAATTTGCAGAGTTTAATGAAATCATAGATAATGTTACGCGTTATGCAAATGCTTTTAAAAACATAGTTTCTGAACAAGCTAAAATAAGAGAATGGGCTTACATGATACCTAATTTACTTTTATATTCTTGTATGGGCTTTTTAAGCGGCATAAGTCACGAAAAAAATTATGAAGCAATAGAAACCTTAAGAAGTAAATTGTTTGATAAAACACTTGACGTTGTAGGACAAACAACTGACATATTACATGATATTGAAGCGGAAGATAAAAAAACAAAAATTATAGCCAAAATACAAAATTAAATGAGCATAACAGTAACTTTAAAACAAGGTAAAGATAAAAGAGATGTTGACATACCAACAGAATGGTCAGATATGACTGTTGAATATTGGGGTGGCATGGCAAATATTATAAAAAAACATTATGATAAAGCACAATTAAAGAAAGCTGCTTTAGAAGAAGATTACAAAAAACAAGATACAGACGCTTCTGCTTTTACTGACATGGGCGAGTATGATTTTAATGAATACGAATTGTTAAAATTAAATACCGACTTGTTTGCATATGTAACACAGTTAGACAAAAAAGCTATGCAAAATGTAAGTCTTGAAAGTGTTACTGAAGTCATAGGTACAATACATGCTTTGTTACAAGAATATAAACCAAAAGGTATGCGAAGTTTTGATTTTGAAGGTGACAAATATTTTTTTCCTTCTGAAATGTTACAAAAAAACACTTATGGTGATTTTATAGAATCAACGCAACTAGAAATGTACATAGAAAACATGAAGCATGGTAGGTTTGATATTTTACCTGAACAAATGGCTATACTTTGTAGAAAGATAGATGAAGAGTATGATGACGACGCTATACCTGCAAAAGCAGAAAAATTTAAAAAACTTACAATGGATATTATTTGGGAGTTCAGTTTTTTTTTGACCATGCAAAACAACATATTGCTAAAACTTTCCCAATCATATTCTCAAATGAAAATACAAGCATAAACATGGCAAAAACAAAAGGTTTATACAGTAAATATATAAAACCATTTGGTTGGCTAAACAGTTTGTATTTATTAGCGGAAAGAGGTGTTTTTAAAATAGATAAGATGAACGACATAGAAAGCGTAAAAAACACAGACTTATATAAAGTTTTAACATATTTGAGTTGGATAAATGCAAAAAACGAATATGAATCTAAGGTACATGAAACAATTAATAATTCAAACAAAATACAAATGTAATGAGTACAAGACTTACAGACATAGTTGGTGTGATGAAATCCAAATGGACTTATGGAGATAGTTATTTTGGTTATACAGAAGAACTTAATGATAACCATAACACAAAATATCCTTCTATGCTTATAACACCGCCAGACTCTGTGTTTCCTGAGTTTAGAAGTAATAATGGTTGGGAGGAACTTAGTTTTACTGTTTTTTTTTCTGACTTATATCAAAGGACGCATCAATCTAACGAAAGTATAGAACAAAGATGGGATAACTTGCAAGATTTAGCAAATGAATGGCTAGATTTATTTCTTCGCTTTTATCAAGACAATCAACTTTTGGCTTGGCTTGATGATGAGTCTATATCTATAGAAAGAAGAAAGGAAGTGGCAAATGACCAACTTTTGCAAATACGTATGAACTTTAGTCTAAAGATAAACTCAAGATGTTTTATGCCAGTTTCGCAATATCCATCAGATTTTACTCAACTTGTAGTTTGGTTAAAAGCAGACAGTGGTTTGACATATAGCACACCAACAAAAAAAATAACAAATTGGGCAGACCAATCAGGTAATAGTAATTCTGTTAAACAACTTACAAAAAATAATCAACCATTAAGATTTACTTATGATGGTGCTTTAGATAAAACAAGAATTAATTTTAATGGAACAACACAGCATTTTATATCTGCAAATTTAGCACCAATAACAGGCAATGACTTTACAATATTTATAGTAAGTAAATATACTGACCTTACGAATACAGAAATGAAATTATTTAGCATAAAAGAAAGCGGTACAGACAGATTACAGTTTTCTTATGCTAATAATGGTAAATTATCACTCAAAGTAATAGATGATGATGGACACGCAGGTACTGTTTTATCTGACACAAATTCTACAAGCTTTTCAATAGCTAGTTGCAGAATGAAAAAAAGAATAGGCAGTAATGGTTCAGATATATTTGTGCAACTAAATAATGATACAGAAGTAACTACACACGTTACTGACTTTAACAATAATGATACTGGTTTTGATGACGCGCACTTTTTTATTGGTTATGCAGATGAAGGGTCAGAAAATGCATATTTAAAAGGAGATATTTGTGAAGTTATAGTATACAACAATGCTTTAGAAAGTAACGAAAGGGAAGAAGTAAAAAATTATTTAAACAGAAAATTTAAAATATACTAGCATGGCAGGAATAAATGGTACATTAGCAAAAAGCTTTGGAGTAAACGAAGACGGTCAATCTAACTTAAATAGAACAAATCAATTTGAGTACAGTTTTTCTAGGTTACTTTCTGTAAACAGTCCACTTGTTTTTCAAGTTGTATGGTCAAACTCAGGCTTAAATGAATTGACAGAGCCTTCTGCAGCAAATTACAGCTCAGCAAATGGTGATGTTGTCAATATATTATTTGATATATATCAAAATGTAGGTGGAATAACACCTGCTTCCATAGCAGATTATGATTTAGTTGCAACTGTTAGAAAATCTAGAGATATTCCTAACAATTTAAAAAGAAATTTTAAAGTAAATGGTATGTCAGGTCTTACAACTCCTTTAAATCATAGATTTACAGTAGATGTAAGCGAAATATGTAAAGACTTGCTTAGTTACAGTTTAGTACCAATAGGTAAGGGAACATGGACGTCTAATAAGTTTGGTGGTTTAAATGGTGGTGAAATAGTACACGATAATCAAGCTTTATATGTCGCAGTAAATCCTTATATACAAAGAGAAAATGGAGCATGGCGTAATATTAAAATAGCTACAAGGGCAGAAATAATTAAAGATGACGGTACAATATTAGAAGCAACAACGTCAAGTAGCAAGTTAGAATTTGAAGATTTTTATATTATAAATAGCGTTACAGAATATGATAAAAATAGATTAGACCATGCAGAGTTTGCAGAAGTATTTGAGCTTTCTAATTTTACACCTACAAGAACAAATCCAAAAAGCTTCCAAACTAATTGTCCAAATAAAGTAATACAAACAAGCAGCTTAGACATAGGGGCTAAAGTTGCAAATTTTAAAGAAATTAGACCAACAGATAATGCTGAGTATCTACAATGGTTTCAAGGTAAGTTAGGCAATGGCACAGCTCAATTTGACAAAGTAAGAATAGAAGTAGAGGTTTGTGATATAAATAACACAATAACAAATAGGCTTTATTTGTATGATTTTAATGAATTTTTAAAAACAGATAATACTGGTAAATTTATTTTAGACCAAAATCAATGTTTGGTGCAAAATGTAAGCCCTGCTTTTATACGTAAAAACGCTATATCTAGTACCTCAGCAATAGAAAAAACGTGGCAAAATGGCGGTACGATTGCAAACATAGATTTAGCTAATCATAGTTTTTATAGAGTATCGTTAGAGGGAAAAGAAGGCAGTAATGTAATAAGATTGTCTGAATATAGATATTATAAAATAGATAAAGAAAAAATATTATCTAGTATGTCTACAAGTTCAGGAAGTAACCCTAACATAACATTTAACACTGGCAAAAAAAATTACGTAAAGTTTTTTTGGTTAAATACTGCAGGTGGTATTGATAGCTATACTGCGAAAGGCATGTATACAGAAAGCTACAACATAAATAGAGAAATAATAAAAAGAAACGAAGGTAATAGATTTAATTATGGTATTGGTTTTACTTCTTCTGCAAACCCATATACAAGTAATTTTTTTAGCGATACTTTAAGAGGAGGAGACAATCACAAAGGAGGTAGAGAAGTTTTAAGTGTTAACGCTGACAGAGTAGCAACAATACAAACAAAACCAATGACTCCACGTGTAGCTGAGTGGGTAAGAGAAATAGCTACTTCACCAAGCGTTTGGATAGAAACTGACACTGTTGACCATACTGTAGAGGGTAGTATTTTTGCTAAAGTAAATCAAAAAAGTTATAGTGACAACACAAGTGGTATAGCGCAAGATGGTAGATACCCAACTAATTTACAATATACCCCTGTTATTATTACAAATAGTAATATTGATATAGAAAGTGACGAGCAAAAACAAGTAGTAATTACTTTTGAATACACTTACGCGCATGAAGTAAAAACACAAAGAAATTAATGTCAGGTAATAAAAACATAAGATTACAATTATTTGATGTTACTGAATTACAAACACAAGGTTCTAATTTTGTAACAGACGGTCAGTTTAATTCTAATACAAACTGGGTTTTAAATCCCTTAGGCACTTCTGCATGGTCTATATCAGGGGGTTTGGCACACAAGGGTACAGGGCAAGATAGAATAGAACAAATATTAGATGTGCCTTTAGTAGAAAATCAACAATATAGGCTAGTATTTAAAGTAATGAATTTTAATGGTGTTGGTTTTTTAGCTTTGTCACAACATGGATTAGGTGGCGTAAACATAGACTTAAATCCTTTTTTTACAAGCGCAGCACAAAGTGCTTCAGGTGAAATTATACAAATAGATTGGATACAGGGTAACACCAATACAGACAGGTTATCTTTGCTTAGTAATACAAATACTGTTTTAGAAATTGACAATGTACAATTATTTGAGCTTGGTAGTTCTAATAAAAATTTTGTTGGCGAGTTAGATGTCTCTACAGACCAAGATTTCCCTTTGTCTTTAAATTTTCAAATAGCTAGTTCGCAAGAAATTACAGCAAAAAAAGGTGCATATAGTAAAACTTTTAAAATACCTGCAACAGCAAACAACAATAAATTACTTAAAAATTTAAATATTATAAATAGCACAAACAAAAATGCTGATATAAACACAAAAAAAAGATGTAGAATTATTGTTGGTGATTTGTATAGTCTAGATGGCTTGTTAAAAATAACAGGCATGAATGGTGTTGGTAAAATAAATTCTTATAGTTGTGTTTTTTATGGTGACAATTTATCTTGGGCAACAGACTTAGATAATAAATATATGTCTGATTTAGTTTTAGATAATTCAACTAATTTAGAACTAAAGCCCTCTTCTATTGTACAAACATGGCAATCAGACGATGCATTACAAAGTACAGATGCATCAGGAACTGTAAGTGTAAACACTTCTCCTGTCGTATATCCTATAGCTGCTTATGGTAAAATGAATGAAACTGGTAGAGAAGACAGTATACAGCTTTTGCAATCTAGGGCTGATTTTTTATTTACTGCTTTTGGCAGCAACGTACCACAAAGAACTGGATATTATGGTGCGCATGATAATAATAATAATAGTAATTATAATAATCCTGAACCTGTGCTTGATTGGAGACCAATGATTTGGGTTTATCGTTTATTTAAAAAAATATTTCAACAGGCAGGTTACACTATAAATAGCAATTTTATTGAAAGCAGTCTTTTTAAAAAGCTATTATATGCAACACCAAACTTTAAATATAATAATAGCAACGACAGATATCAATTATTTAGCTATGAGGCAAGGTTTACTGACAACACAACAAATCCTTTTTCGCAAACCTCAGCAAGATTTTTTAACAATACAATGGCTCATACCTATACATCATCTGATAATTATGACGATTTGAAATCTTTTACACAAAATGTTAGCATTAGCAATGCAGGTAATTTTATTGCTACAGTTGACAACCAACCTTTTTCGCAAGGCACTTCTATTGGCTCTGACCATTTTAATATAAGAGAAAATGGTTACTATACTTGTAGAATAAATAATTTTTTTGCAAACCTAAGTCAAAATTATTATCAATCGACTCAAACACAAAGTGGCATTACTATTCGTATAGTAAACATAGAATTTATAATAAAAGTAAGAACAGTAGGAGAGCCTGATTATCATGACGTGGTTATAAGTGAAACAGGTACTTTAAATGGTGACATGCCTATGTCAGGACATCAAGGTATAGCAAATGCAGGTACTTATAACTTTGGTATTAATTTTCCTAACATAGAAGAAAGAAGGTATTTTAATAACGGTGACAGAATAAAATTAGCTGTTAGAACAACTGTACAACATGCAACTAGTAGCAGTAGTCCTCCTGTTAATACAAGCTTTAGATTTAAATTAGAATTGTTTGGTCAAAGTTATTCTAATTTTTTAGGTGGTGCAACTAACAGAAAAAATGGTGTTTTTAATTTAGAGTTTGAGGCAGAAAAACCTGCGTATGGACAAACATATAATTTACAAGATGTTTTAAATAAAAACCAAAAACAAATAGATTTTGTAAAAGGAATAGCACACGCTTTTAATTTACAATTTCAAACAGATGAAATAAGAAAAATAATAACTATTGAACCATACAATAACTTTTATCAAGGCATTTCAAACTCTATAGATTGGTCAAGCAAAGTTGACAGGAGCAAAGATATAAATGACACTTGGCTGCAAACTAATTTAAAAAGAAGATTAATATTTAAATACAAAACAGATAGTAAAGATGAAGAGGTGGCTTCTAGAGGCAATCTGTTTTTTGATGGCGTTCTAGACGAATATCCATATATTGAAAATTTATCAAGCAATTACGAAAGAGGAGATTTAGTTTTTGAAAATCCTTTTTTTGCAGGTACTTTTTCTATCAAAGATAGACAAGTAGGTGAAAATACGTCTGATACTTTTTATTTAGCAGGAATGTATGAAATGGATATTGGTAATAGCACACAAAATCCAACAAGACCTGACAAGGGTTTTGACTTTACACCTAGACTTTTGTACTATAATAGATTGGCAAATAGCAATATAGACGTAAAAAGATTTAGCGTACAAACCGCAACAGTTGTTTTGCCTTTTTACACAAATTATATACAATGCCCTACAACACCTTTTACTTGTGGTTACGACCAAAACACACACAATATACCGCAATGTATTATGTATGACAGAGAAGATTATACTAATGGTTATAATTTAGCATATGGTAACGTATGGGCAAGAGACTATGATGCTGCAACCGATTCTTATACAAATGCACAGATAAAAATTGGTCTTTATGAAACATATTATAGAGAACAAATTGAAAATTTAAAAGCAAGTCCGCGCAAAAGAATTTTATATGTAGACTTAAAAATAACAGACATTATAGATTTATCTTTTCGTAAATTAATACACATAGATGGCGTGTATTATACGCTAGAAAAAATATGTGATTATAAACCACATAAAAATATATCAACAAAAGTTGAACTAATAGAAAATAAATTTGTAGGTAGTATGCCTGTAACTGATGCTGTATTTATTAGCCCAAGTGGCGGAGTAAATACACAGCAAGGTAATGAGCCTGATAACCCTTTAGGTAACGTATGACAAAACAATTAAAACAACAAATAACAAATCAGGGTGTTGCACAATATGCAGGACTTGAAACATATTGTACATTAACAACAAGCGCAGGTGATGAATACTATGTAGAAGTTGTTATGAAAGATAAATTTGGTAGAATAAAAAAAGTTTTAAATAAGGTTAGTAATGAAAGACCTGTAACTACAGACAGTGGTTTTGTAAATTTACAAAGTATAGATTTTGATGGTGTAGACGATAGGCTTATTACAAACACTGATAGCGTAGCATCTAAAAAGTCATATTCTTTTTGGGCTAAATCATCTCAAACAGTTGATAACAGAGGTGTTTTTGGTCATGGCGACCAAAAAAGAGGAGGTTTTCATTTTAATTTTGCATCAACAAATAGAAATTTGTTATATCTAAACCTAGAATATTATGTGTATTGGGTTGAAAGCACAAAATCAGATGATAATGCATGGCATCACTGGGTAATCTATGTTGACCCTACTGATATTAGTAAATGTCAAGCATATTGTGATGGTCAACTGCAAGAAAAATATCATACGTCTTCATCAAGTGGTAGTGCTTTGGCTTATACAGAACCAATAACAATAGGAGCTACACAACAAAGTAGTGGTCATGCATATCAAGGTAAATTAGATGAGTTTGCAATATTTGACGGTGAGCTTACTTTATTAGAAGTACAAAGTATTTACAACTCAGGAGTTCCTACAGATTTGACTATAAATACAGGTAATTACGTATCAGCAGATAATTTAGTTGCATATTACAGATTTGACAATACTGCTTTTCCAAATTCAAATAGTGTAGTTGGCAATGCTACTGGAGTTATGACAAACATGCAAGAAAACGATATAACATTTGACACACCATAAATGAAAGATACATTACAAATATTAGAAGAAGCGTTAGAGTTAGTAGGCGAAAAATACATATTAGAGCTACAGGAAGAATTAGAGGCACAAGACCACGTTGCAACAGAAAAATTAAAAAACAGTTTTGAGGTACAAATACTTAAGTTTTTTGACACATATAGTATGCAAATAGTGTCAGGTGTAGATTATATGCAATTAGTTGATGAAGGTGAAGGTAGTGTAAATACTGATGAAGAAGAGATAAGGGCTTGGGTAGATGCAAAAGGCATTTCTTTTAGTTCTGACAAAGAAAAAGATTTATTCATAAAACGTACAGTGGCTAGATTAAATGACAGATATCCATCTAGTCCTGATACATTTGAAAAGAACTTTATACGTAATGCTTTTCAAAGAGTAAACCCTAATGCAATATTAAACAGAATAATAGACGGAATAGATAAAAACATAGAGGCATCTGCTGAACTTGGTTTCTCAGGGAATCAAATAATAAGTGTAGATGTAGATGCTTCTGATACACCTTTTTAAATTTAGATTATGGCAAGAAGAGAATTAGCAATAGAAGTAAAAGTATCTAAAGTACAAGAAATAGCAAAATTAACAGCTAGTCTTAAAGAACTTAGAAAAGAACAAAGAGAGCTTACAAAAGAATTAGGTAAAAAAGAAAAAGTAAGCAAGGCAGAAGCTGCAAGTTTTGATACTAGGTTTAAACAAATAAATAAAGAGTCTGCTGCATTAAGAAGAAGAAAAAAAGAATTACAAGATAACATAGCAGCCTCTACAAAAGCTACACGTAGTAGTAATAATATGGCAAAGCAGTTTATAAAAGGAGCTGCTGCAGTAGGTATTGTAGTAACTGCATTTAGAAGATTAAATAGTCTTGTAAGCGGTATGATTTCTACATTTACACAATTTGAATTTACAATGGCAAAAGTAAATGCTGTGTCAGGCGCGACAGATGCAGAATTTAAAAGCTTAAATAATACGGCAGAAGAACTTGGAAGAACTACATTTTTTACAGCAGAACAAGTTGCACAACTACAATTAAATTTTTCTAAATTAGGTTTTACTGCTACGGAAATAGAAGCTGCACAACAGGCTACTCTAAACTTAGCAACAGCCACAGGTAGTGATTTAGCTAGAAGTGCTAGTGTAGCAGGAGCATCTGTAAGAGGTTTTGGTTTAGACGCAGAAGAAACAGGAAGAGTAGTTGATGTTATGGCTGTAGCTTTTAGTGGCTCTGCACTTGATATAGAAAAATGGTCAACAGGTATGACAAAAGTTGCTCCTATTGCAAAAGCAGCAGGTTTTTCTATAGAAGACACAGCAGCAATTTTTGGAGTATTATCTGATGCAGGTATTGAGGCTTCTATAGCAGGTACTTCTTTAAGAAATATTTTATTAAAAATGCAAGACCCAAATTCAGATTTAGTAAAATCTTTTGGTAGAACTATACATAGTTTAGATGAGCTTGTTCCTGCACTAAATAAATTTTCACAAGAGGGTGGTAGTTTATTTGATGTTTTAGAGGTAGTTGACCAAAGACAAGTTGCAACATTTGAACAGATGTTAAGTAACGTAGATACTATAGAAACTTTTAGAAATGCTTTATTTGATGCAAATGGTGAAGGTCAAAGAATGGCTGATGTTATTGGTGATACTTTGCAGGGTTCATTGCTAAAAGCTAAATCAGCTTTAGAAGGTTTTTCTATAGCTTTTATGGAAAATTTTAGTGGTAGTCTACAAAGTAGTTTTGAATCATTAGCTCAGTTTTTAAATAAACTTACAGAATTTGCAGGTTTAATTGCAGATGTAATTAAATTTTTAGGAGCTGCAGCCAAAACTTTTATAACATATAGGGCTGCAATATTAATAACAAATGCTGCTACTTTAATTTTAAATACTGCAACTAATAAATTGACTTTTGCTAATAAAAGATTAATTGTAAGCGTTAGAACATTAACTGCAGCAATGTTAAAAAATCCTTTTGCACTTGTTGCAACAGCTATTATTTCTTTAGGTGCAGATTTTTTTAAATTTAGACAACAAGTAGATGAAACGACCGATAGCTATGACAAGCTAAAAGAAGCGATATTTGGTGATGCTAAACGCTTTGAAAATAGACAAAAATTAATACAAGAGCTAAAAGCAGAAACAGTTAGCCTTGAACAACAAGCAAGAGTTAAGGCTGAATTAGAAAGATTAGAAAACGAAATTGCAGCAAAACAAGAAGCACGTTCTGTAAGAAGACAAGAACTAGAAAAACAAGCAAACGAAATATTTAGAGAAAGAGAAGCAGGACTTAAAGATGCTTTTGTAGCAAGACAAATGCAAGAGTTTGACAAAACAATACAAATGCAGCAAACTCAACTTGAAACATTAAAAACTGCAGATGCTAATGCTAATTATGAAAAGAGTGAGTTTACACTTACAAACTCATTAGAACAAGGCAACAAAGCAAGAGAAGATAGACTTGCTATGGAAAAAGAGTTGTTAGAGTTTAAAGCAACTTTACTAATGCAAGGTTTGTTGTCAGAGGAACAGGCAGCAGATGTCAGAAAACAATTAATACAAGATGAAATAAATGATTTAAAAAATTTATTAACTACACAAAAAGGATTTGTCATTGACAGAGAAAAAATATTAAACAGAATCATAGAGTTAGAAGAAAAAGCAAATAAAATTAAGAAAAAAGAAGATAAAGATAGATTAGAAGATGAAATAGTAACTGCATCATTGTCAGGGCAAAATGCTTTAGAAGCAGTAAAATCTGTAATAAGAGCAAGGGTAATGGAAGCTGTAGCGTCACAAATTTCTAAAGTTATTACTAAAATTCCTTTTCCTGCTAATTTGTTGATTGCAGCAGGAGCAGGTTTAGCTGTTGGTAATTTAGTAGATAATTTATTAGCTAAAATAGCACCTGCAGAAAGTGCAGGTATGATAGGAGGTGGTGGTTCTAATGTAGCTAATGTGTCTGCAGGAACAAGAACTACTTATGCACAAGGTGGTATGGTACATGGTAGGTCACATGCAGAAGGTGGTGAAAAATTTGCAGTCGGTGGGCGTGTAGTTGAGCTAGAAGGTGGTGAGGCTGTAATAAATAAAAGAAGCACGTCTATGTTTAAAAGACAACTGTCTGCTATGAACGCTGCAGGAGGTGGTGTTAAGTTTGCTGATGGTGGTTTATTAAATATGCCTTCTTTTACGACTGCACAATTTGATGCTTTAAATAATCAGGCTAACATGAGTCAACAAAAAGTTATTGTAGTAGAATCAGACATAACAGATGCACAAAATACAGTAAGCGCAATACAATCAGAAGCAACAATATAAACAAATGTTTGTTAGTAAAAAAACAAAACAGGAACGTTTAAGTATATGTAAAAATTGCGAGTTTTATAGAAATTTCTTAATGTTAAGAAAACCAAAAATTATGAAAGGCGCAAGATGTGGCAAGTGTACTTGCTTTTTAGATGCTAAAACATCTTTAACAAAAGAATATCTTGGTGAGTGTCCTTTAAAAAAATGGTAGATGAATAGTGTAATAAAAAAAGCTGCAGATAACATACCTTTAAATATAAAAGAAAAGCTTATACATTACGTAAATAAAAATAACAACAAAATTAAAACAGCAAACGAATATGACATGGACTCTATATATTATCTATTTAGCGCATGGCATAAAATTTTTCCTAACATAAAACAAGATGTTGGTTGCACAAGTTGTAGAAAAGCTGTAGTAAAATTTTTTAACCAAGTATATAAAGAGTGGCATAATGTCTAAAAGAAAAAACAAAGGTATTATTGTTGTTGAGTATCTAGATGTACTTGAAAAAGAGTTGTACAAAAGATTTGGTGACAATCCTACAACAAAAGATATTATAAGACACTTAGTAGAAAAAGGAATGGTAGAACCAAAGAGATTACGAAACTATATGATTATATATGATTTTGATAAGTTATTAGTAGGTAACGAAGGTAGTAGAACACACACATTTATGGATTTGTCTATAAAGTACGACATAACAGAAAGACAGGCACAAACGATAGTTTATAAAGACAGAAAAAAATCTATTTGGACTTATAATATAGCTTAGTAAAATTTTTTCCAAAAACTTCGCAAGTTTCTCATTTCTTGCAAATATTTTTGCATTTATGAATAAATGGTACAATTTTAAAAATGAGGTATCTAAAGGTATAGTAGATGTCTACATTTTTGATGAAATAGGTAACTTTGGCGTTTCTGCACAAAGTTTTATAGAAGAAATAAAATCACATAAAGGTAGCCCAATGAATATACATGTTAACTGTGTAGGCGGTGACGTGTTTGAAGGTATGGCTATTTATAATGTAATTAAAAAAAGGTCTGCAAAAACTACAGTATATATAGAAGGTATAGCGGCAAGTATGGGTAGTGTTATAGCATTAGCAGCAGACAAAGTAATTATGGCAGAAAACAGTTTGTTTATGATACATAATGCTTGGGGTGGAGCTACAGGCGAAGCTCGTGATATGATGAAAACAGCAAAACTACTAGATAAAATTAGCGGTGAGATTGCTGACATCTATACTAAAAAAACAGGTATGCCTTATGATAAGGTAAAAGACATGATGGACGAAGAAACTTGGTTAAGTGCTGAAGAGGCTTACGAATTAGGTTTTGTTGACTCTATCTCAGATGCTATTAAAATAGCAGCTAAATATGATGTTTCTAAATTTAAAAATATAACAAATGAGGAGATATCAAGTAAATTAAGTATTAATCAAAATAGCAAAAAAATGACTGATGAATTGAAAAATTGGTTTAATGCTAAAGTTGACGACATAATAAAAAGTGTAAAAGCTGAAAAGTCAGAAGCAGAAGCAGAAGAAGTTGTAGTAAAAGTTGCTGATAATGATGAGATAGTTGCAAAACTTACGGATTTTGAAGTAAAGGTTACTGAACTTGATGGTCTTGTTGCAGAATTAGAAGGAGAAAAATTAACTCTAACTGAGGAAGTAGAAAGACTAAATGCTTTAGTTAATAAAGCTGAGGCAAAGGGAACTGAAGTTAAAACTGAGGGCGACCCTAATGTAAGAGAGGATAAAGTTGTAGATGCAAATGTACAGTGTTTCGCTACATTAGCAGATAGAATTAAATCTAAGTATAATAATTAATAATTTAAATATATAAAAAATGGCAGCAGCAGCAGATAATATTAGCGTAACGTATAACGGTACTTACGCAGCATCAATGTTATTAGAGCCGATATTTCGTTCTGATGATGTAATGCAAAATTATACTGTTTTACCTAATGTTAAATACAAGCAAAACGTATTATTAGCAACAGGTTTAAACAAAATTGTTATGGCAAATGGAGGTTGTGGAAGCACTGATAATTCAGGTACAGGTTTAACTACTTCATTTAACATTGACGATAAAGTGATTGAGGTTTCTAATTGTTCAGTAAAAATGTCACAATGTTTTGACACATTTACACAAGAGGTTATAGTAGAATCATACAAAACAGGTATTAACATGCCTGATTTAACAGGTACAGAACTTGCAAGAGTAATTACTGATAGAGTTAGAAAAGGTCTAGCGCAAGATATAGTTAGAGTAATGTGGGGTGGTGACACTTCTTCTTCTGATGTAACTTATAAGTGGGCAGATGGTCTTTTTGAATTGTTTAATGATGCATCTATTGCACCAATACAACAAGCAGTTACTTCAGGTACTGGACATAAAGCAGTAGGTGGAACTATCTTAAGTGGTGACGCAGTTTCGTTACTTACTAAAATCTTTGATAGCGCACCTGCAAACTTACAACAAGTACCTGCAAGTGAGAAAAAAATGTTTGTAACGCCAAACATTTACAACGCTTACTTTGGCGCTTTAACTCTAATAAACGCTGCAGGTAGCACAGATGGTGCTAGAGCAGAAGCTATTAGCGGTGCTAGTTACACAAGATTATTTTTCAGAGGCGTAGAAATTTGCCCAATGTATGAGTGGGATACTATTTTTACTGATTTAACACCTGCTTTATGGAATATAAATAGCGGTGGTGGTGCAGCAGATTATAAAAATGGTGTTGTATACGCAGCTAAATCAAACTTAATGATAGGTTCTGACGTTACTTCTCAAGAAAACCAATTTAAAATGTTTTATGATGAAGTTACTGATAACATGTATATAAGAAGTTTATTTAAAATGGGTTACCAGTTTGGTTACAACTCATTAGTTGCTTGTGGAGCATTAGTAGACTAATAATTAACGTGGAGGTGTAAAAGCCTCCACATAATTTTAACATAAAAAAAGAAGTAAAATGGCAATAGATAGAGGTAACGCAATAAACTGTGCAGGATTAGTTGAAGTTGGTGGTCTAAGAAATATCTATGTAACTGAGTTAGAATCACTAACAGCAGTTACTGTAGATGCAACATCAGATACACACGCTTATACTAATTTAACAGTTTCAGGTTGTGCAATGTTTCAATTAAAACCAAATACTGCTTCTTGGAATTCAACATCTACAAAAGAAAACGGAATTACTGTTTTTGAAACAACATTAACTTGGTATATACCTAATATTACTTCTTCTAGGCTAGAAGTATTACAATCAATGACAGACAAATGTATTGTCGCTGTAGCAGAAATGTACAGTGGTACTAACATGACTGTTGGTATAAGTCAAGAATATGGAGGTACAGGTAACGGAAGTGATGACTACAAATACAACAAAACATTTGGTGTAATGACTGTAGAATCAACAAGTGGTACTGATTTTGGAGATGGTAATGGAGCTACAGTAACTATTACTGCTAGGTCTTTTGAACAGCCAAGAGCATATACAGGTGCAATTACGCAAAATTCTGGTAACGCAACAGCAGATTTAGCATAATAAAAATAGAGCAGGGGGTAAAACCCCTGCATATTTTATGTGTAATTGTGACAATGGCAAAAATGTTGTAGATTTACAACACGTAAAAATATATATATTAATGGCAGATTATAAAGTAAATGAAAAACACGCAGGTAAAAGCGTAATTTTTTCTAGTAGTGACGGTAAGTCAATAAAGCTATATCTTGACACAGCAAGTGCTGAAGAGTTAGCATATGCATATGAAGATTTTAATAGTGGAGATTTTATAATAAAAACTAACAAGTCAAGTGAAAAAAAGAGCAGTAAAAAAATTATCTCAGATAAAAAAGGCAGTAAAAAATAATACTTTTGAATTTGGTGTATTTAATTTAACTGTACCTAACACTATAAGAGAACCGAAAAATTTAGATACGGTAAACACAAAATGGATACCGTTTGGAGAAGACAATTTATTTCCACAATATTTAGCAGAACTAAAAAGAAAATCATCTACACATAGAAGTGTTTTAGCACAAAAAACTGTTTTTACAAGTGGTGCTAAATTTGTTACAAGTGATGATGGCGTACAAAAATACATAGAAGATGTAAATGCAGATGGCGAATCTTTAAGAGATGTATTTAAAAAATTAGCAGACGATTATTATACATTTGGCAATGCTTTTCTAGAATGTGTTATATATGAGGGTGGTGTTAATATGTATCACTTAGATGCTACAACAGTAAGAGTAGCAAAAAATAAAAAAGAAGTATATATAAATCCTAACTGGCGCAAATATTTTGATGATGAATCAAAAATGCATAGGCTTCCAATAGCGCCAAATGTAAAAGGCAACAAATTTGTTGTGCATTATAAAGATTACGAGCCTACGTTTAATTTTTATGGTTTGCCTGATTATGTTGCAGCACTAGAGCATATAGCAGTAGACTTTGAAATAGGTAAATGGAATCACACTAAATTTTTAAATGGCTTTCAACCTTCTGCAATAGTAGAAATTAGTGGTGATATGGGCGAAGAAGAAGCACAAAAGATGGTTACTGAAGCGCAAAAGAAATTTGTTGGTGAAGGCAACAATGGTAAGATATTATTTATTGTTAAAAACGGTGACACGTCTCCTGCAAACGTACAAATAATTAAAGACGACCAAGAAGGTAGTTGGATTGATTTACAAAAAATAACTGACCAAAATATAATTACAGCACATAGGTGGCAACCATCTTTGTCAGGTATAGTTAGTTCAGGTAAAATGAATAACACAGGTAGCGAGATAAGAATTGCTTATGATTTAGCAATGACAACAGTAATTAAAGATACGTCTGAAATGTTGTTAAATGGTATACGTAACGTAATGTTTAAATATTTAAATTTTGACCCTAAGAGTATACTTATACATTACGAGCCGCCAGTGTCATTTGTAAATGATATTGACATAAAATTAGTCTTAACAATAAATGAGCAAAGAGCAATGTTAGACGAAGATTTACCTATGTTAGATGATGGTGATATGTTTATAGCAGATAGACAATACATTGTAACCTCTACAGAAGTTAGTAGTGATGATGATGATGAAGAAGAAAAAGAAATAACAGTAACACAAGAGTAATATGGCAAACTACAGACAATATACAACTTTAGTTTCAGCAGCAGAAGTTATAGAAAAAACATTTACAAATAAAAATACAGACCCTACTCTAATTTCAGAGAACACAATAATACTAGCAGAACTTGCACACATTAGACCTTTACTTGGTGATAAGTTTTATGGTGAATTAAAACTGCAGCATAACAACGGTACACTGTCTACAAACAATGCTACTTTAATGCAATATTTTTTAGAAGATACTTTGTGTTGGTATGTAAGGTTTGAGGTAGCTAACGATATAATGAATAATACAACATCTAGTGGTATTGTAAATAATATTGACGAGTTTTCTAGACTTATATCTCCAAAAGATTTTAACTCTTTTAAACAAGACACATATAGAAAAGCAGAAATATTTGCAAAAGATATGATTGATTACATTACAGATAGCGAACAAGACGGCATGTTTCCTACCTATGATAACAACAAACCAAAAAATATGTTAGATACATACAAAAATCATGGCATGATATTTTACGACAGTATTTATACGTACAACAAACAAAGATGTGGTAATTGCTATAGCTTTATGGAAGATAATTGTAACTGTTTAATAAATTGTTAAAATGGCATCTAACGAACATAAAAATTTAACTGACGTAAATAGACATAATCCTAAAGGATTTGAAAACGCTTTAAATAGTACGGTATTATGTAAAACTGCAGGTACAGGAACAGCGCAGCAAGATGGTACATTAAACTGGCAATCTAAAAGTAATTTAGGGTCAGTCAATTTTAAAATATCAGGATATATAACGTCATCAGATTATAGCAGTACAAATTATTTTAGAGAGGCTCACATATCAGATAACAAATCTCCTTTTCACTTTGATGTTGACACAGACGCTACTTCTGTTTCTTCTATATCTTTAACAGGTAATGCTCTAATTACTAGAGCTAATAATTATGTAGTATCAGCAGCTTCTACAATTTATAAAATATATGGTTGGATTAGTTCAAGTGGTAGTAATACTACAACATTAGCCTTAGCAAAAGTAACCCCTACAGCTAACACAACAAGTGCAAATGATTGTATTTTAATTAAAGAAATAGCAGTTACAGGTTTGGGCAACCAAAGTAAATTAATTGAAATAGATGTAACATCTTTTGACAACGCTACATTAGCTAAGGGTGATTATGTAGTTGCATTTATTAAAGATTCAGGTGGGGGTGACAGCAACATATATTGGCAGGTCAATGTATGTACAACACAATATTAAAATGACAAAACAAATGAAAGATACAATGGAGATAGGATTGATTAATGGTGGTGCGATAGGTATTTCATTAGGTCAAGTAAACGAAATTTTAACACTAATATCACTTTTAGTTGCTATTAGTTATACAATATATAAATTTATAAAATTAAAAGAATAAAGAATGGCAACAACAGTAACAGCAGCAGATTTAAATATAACAATAACAGAAAGCCTTAATTTAAATGGTGTCACATATGGTAATAATAAAACTACTATAGTATCTACAAACACAAAAGCAGAACAAAGAATCATGAGTATTGCTGCTAAAGGTGAATCAGGAAATACATATACAACAATAATAGGTTTTGGTGGTGCTGATAGTGCTAGTGATGTAAAAAGTGCTGACTTTAAATATTTTAGAATATCTAATTTAGATGACACAAATATCTTAAATCTCAGATTAAGTAACGGTACTGATTTTGTATATATGAAGGTAGAAGCAAGTGATTCTATGGTGTTAATGGCTAGTGGTATTGACCACTCAGCAGTTAGTGGTGGTAATGTAGTAAATGATATAACATCATTTACAGAAATAGCAGCACAGAGTAATCATGTAGATAATTCAGTTGACATAGAATTTTTGATTGTAACTGCCTAATGCCAAAAAAAATAACTTTTAGTTTTAAAAAAACAAAAACAACGAAGCGAAAAGGTGTGCATACAAAAAATGCTTCAAAGGGTCAAAATGGCTATAAAAAAAAATATAGAGGGCAAGGTAAATAAAGCCAATCTATTAATCATAAGAGACCAGTTTACTGATAAAAGCACAATAGGTAAACTATATGTCAACGGTGATTTTTACGGACACACACTAGAACTTTCATGGCAAGATAATAAAAAAAATGTATCTTGCATACCTAAAGGTGTTTACGACGTTAGTAAAAGACACCCAAATAAAAGTGCTTCTTATAAATATGAGCATTTGTTAATAGAAAATGTACCAAATAGAAATTATATATTATTTCACATAGGTAATTATCCTAAAGACACAAATGGTTGTATATTGTTAGGTAACACAAGAGCTTTAAATTTTGTAGGAGATAGTAAAAGTGCCTTTTACAATCTAATGTATGATTTACAGCTATATAATGAACTAGAATTAGTAATAAAAAACAGATAAAATGAAACTACTAGAAAAATATTTAATAGGACAAATGTTTAGGTCAAAAAAATTTTGGTATGCAATAGTTGCTGTGCTTGTACAACTACTAAGCGACAACTTTGGGCTTGACCCTGTGCAAACTGAGTCAATATTATACTCTATAATTGCACTAATACTTGGTCAAGGTATTGCAGATATCGCAAAAAAATAGTATAATTGCCTTTGTTTTCATAATAATTTGATACATTTGCACTACTAGGCATTGTGTAAACAATGATGGTTTTAGTTAGGTATTAAGAGTGAGTAGTTAATAACTTCTCACTCTTTTTTTTTATCGTGTTTTTTTTTATTTAAATTTAAGATATGAAAATTTATGGTAAAAGACTAAGGCTTACACCACAAGAAGAAGATATAATAAGACAGTTTAGAGGTAAGACCTTAGACAATATCAATGACAATACAGCACTAGATTTACATCTAAAAGAAAGGGGTATAGAAAAAAAAGATGTTGTGTCTGTAAAGCATTGGCAATCAGCTAATGGTGATTATAGATTTAGTGTAGTTACAAAAGAAAATTTAGGTGTAAATGAAACAACAATAATAAAAAATGTTTCTAAATTTATACAAGAATATTCACCTGAGTATCCTAAAATTGCTAGAAAAAGAGAAGGCAGTCACTTGTTAGTTGTAAATCCTGCTGACATACATATAGGTAAGTATGCAAACAGTGATGAGACAGGAGAAGAATATAATAGTAATATAGCATTTGTTAGAGTAATAGAAGGTATAGAAGGTTTGATACAAAAGTCAAATGGTTTTGCTATTGGTAAAATTTTATTTTGTATCGGTAATGACGTTTTGCATATAGACAATGTATATAATACGACAACAAAAGGCACAAGACAAGATGTTGATGGTAAGTGGTGGGAACATTTAGATATAGCAATGAGCTTATATGTAAAATGTATAGAAAGACTACGAGAGATTGCGCCTGTAGATGTGGTGCATTGTATGTCAAATCATGATTATCAAAGCGGATATCACTTAGCAAAAAACTTAGAAAGTTGGTTTAGAAATGCAGAAGATGTTAGTTTTGACGTTGGAGTTGCACACAGAAAATATTATAAATATGGTAAAAGCCTAATTGGTTTTGAGCATGGTGATGCTGCAAAAATGGATAAATTACCTTTACTAATGGCGCAAGAAAAATCGCAAGACTGGGCTGACACAAAATTTAGATATTGGTATTTACATCATTTGCACCATAAAATTAAATACAAATGGCAAGATGCGAAAGATTATATCGGTGTTACTGTTGAGTATCTTCGTAGCCCTAGTGGTTCTGATAGTTGGCATCACAGAAAAGGTTATTGTGGAATTCATAAGGCTGTGGAAGGGTTTATACACGAAAAAGAAAATGGACAAGTAGCACGTATTACACACTATTTTTAACCTTAAGATACCCTTACCAAAGGGTATTTATTACTCTTAAATATAAAGATAAAGAAAAATATAAAGAAAAAGATAAAGTTAAAGTAATATATAAATTATTTGCTTTTTTAAAAAAAAGTTGTATATTTGCATAAAATTATTTACTAACTAAAACTTTTCTTATGAACATTAGCGGATATGATAATTGGAAACTTGCAACTCCTGACTATACAGAAATGGTCAGTGATTGTTGTGGTACTAACTTTACACATGATTATGAGTATGATGACTTGCTATGTGAGACATGTGGTAATCAATGTGAAGAAATATGGGAAGATGAGTACAGAGAAAGACAAAGAATGGACTATGAAGAAATGATGAGTGACGAGAGAAGAATAAATCAATAACTAACTAAATATAATAATATGACAAATAATATAGAAAAAACCAAAGAAACTCGTAAAGATGTTTTACGTAGACTGTTTTCAGACAACAACCTAGTTGAAGAAGATGTATACAAAGACAAGAGAGGATTTGTAATAATTACAAGAACAGGCATTGATAAGATTGTATCAAAAAACAATATAACAGTAGCCTATGAGCCAGTTGTTATGCAAAAAGACTGGGTAGTCATGAGGGCTACAGCTAGTATGACAACAGGTCATAAAGGCAAAACAATTAGAAACATGCAAAGCTTTGGCGAGGCAAGTGACGACAACTTGATGGGAGGTGGTAAAAAGTTTCCTGTTGCTATGGCAGAGAAAAGAGCCATGTCAAGAGTTGTCTTAAAGGTTGCAGGTTTTTATGAGCAAGGAGTCTTTGGTCAAGACGAGATGGTTGACTAATGGACGAGTTATGGTTTGAGGAGATTGTTAATGGAGAACCTACAAAAGCAGAGCTTTGGCAAGTTTCTTACATTGACAGCCTCCTACCATATACAGCATTACCAATAGAAGAACAGAGCAACATATATCACAGTTTGCCTGAAATGACAGAGATAGAAGCAGAGGAGATAATTGATTTAATAAACCAAAATAAAATAGAAATTGACCCAAGAGAACAATATAAAAAAATGCACAGGGCAGGAGTCTTTACTGATTAGATGCTATAGAAATATGAGTAGCATAAATGAGTATACGCTTTTTAACGGAGAGGTTTTTTTAGGTGTACTTACTACACATGAGCTAAAAAGATTAGTGCATGGTAAGTTAAAAAAACAAAACCCAAGTGTATATATTATAAACAAACAAGAGTTAATTAATATTGTAACAAAAAATAAATTTTATAATGAGAAATGATTATGACAAAGTAAGAAGTTCAAGAAACGAACTAGAGGCTATATTAAGAATAAGAGGTGTGTCAAAACAAAAATTTGGCAGAATCTTAAACATAAAAGGCAATACAATAGAAAAGTATTTAGACTACCCATATTACATGAGATACTATCATATGGAAAGATTAGCTAGGTTTTTTAACATAGATGTTAAAGACATAGTAGATATAATAGAGGTAGACTTAGAAGCTGATATAGTAGTAGAAGGAGAAGAAAGTTATGTCAGTATCCCAAAAATATAAATCTTACTTGTTTGTGCAAGATTATAAACAAAAAAAATATTTACAAGATATATATAAAAATAAATATATTGATATGAATAATTATTTTAAGTATAGCGGTAAGATAGAAAAGACATCTGACCTTGTAAATGATATGGTATATAATTATAACAAATTAGCAGATAAATTAACAGAAATAAAAATAAAAAATAAAGAAAAATGGCAGAAAAAAATTACGTAGTAAGTAGTATAAAAAAAATAACTACACAGTATGGCGCAATATACAATGCGAACTTTAGATTAGAAGATTTAAAGAAGATAGAGAAAAGAGGTTGGGTAAATATTATTATAGCAGAAAGACGTGAGCCTTCTGAAAAGGGAGCTACACACTATGCATACGAAAATACATATGAGCCTAAGGAACAAGACAACACAGATAGTTACACAGAAAAAAAAGATGATGTGCCTTTCTAAATTATTGTAAAAGAGTTATGAAATTATTTTGTACATACAAATATTTTTCGTATCTTTGCAGTGATTTTTGTTATGACAAGAGGGTGCAAAACTATGTTATTTTTCATTCCAATCTTTTATTACTAGCACTCTCTTGTCTTTTTTTCCTAACCTACTAAAACTATACATATGACTAGAAAACAACATCTTATTGACATTTTATCTATACAAACTACAAGCGGTAACGAGTTTGACATGATTGCATACATACATGACTTTTGTAGCGCTTTGCCAAACGTCAAGTCTTGCATCAAAGACAACAACGTATATGTAACCAAAGGCAAGTCAACCTCTTATCCATGCATGGTATCTCATACAGATACAGTACACAGCATACACAAACACTTTACAGTACACGAAAGCAACGACCAAATTTTTGCATTTAGTTCAGACGAAATGCAACAAGTAGGCGTAGGTGGTGACGACAAGGTAGGTATATGGCTTTGCTTACAAATGCTTATGTCTTTTGACGTTATCAAATGTGTATTTTTTCATTCAGAAGAGATAGGTTGCATTGGTAGCAGAAATGCAGACATGTCTTTCTTTACTGACGTTGCTTATTGCTTACAGGGTGACAGGCGAGGCAACAATGACTTTGTACACTCTATCAGTGGTCAGCTATACTCAGATGACTTTGCACAAGCTGTAGCCCCTGTTATCAAGCAGTATGGCTATCAAGAGTCAAGAGGTGCAATCACAGATGTAGGACAACTAGCACAGAACGGTATAGGTGTATCAGTTGCTAACATGTCTTGTGGTTATTACAATCCACACTCAGATACAGAGGTTGTAGTGTTTACAGATGCAGACAACTGTTTGTCTATGTGTATGCATATCTTTACAGCTTTGGGTAACAAAAAGTTTGCACACAAGTACGACACACAAAATGACTATAGTGGTTTTGACTATGATTTAGATTATGCATATAACAACAACTACACATCAGAGATAGTTGTAGACAAAGACAATAACATTATGTGTTATTACTGCAACAATAAAGAGCTACAAGACAGTGAGTTTGGACAAGACTATTTATATTGTGACAAGTGTTGCAGTGACTTGCACTTTTACGAAGATGAAATAGATGAGATGTTAGACTACAATGACTCTTTTGAGAACTTTGAAGTAGTAAACAAATATTTAACTAAACAAAAATAAAATGCCAAAAAGATATACAGATACAGACAAATGGAAAAAAAGTTTTATAAAAAACTTACCTGCTAAGTACAAGTTACTGTGGCTATATATACTAGATGATTGTTGTCATGCAGGTATATGGGAAACTGATTTTGAAGTAGCTTCAATACGTATAGGTAGTAAGGTTAGTCAAAACGAAGCTATAAAATATTTTAAAGATTATATTAAGATATTTGACGAGGGTAACAAATGGTTTATACCAAAGTTTATAGACTTCCAGTATGGTCAGTTAAATGCAAACAGTAAGCCGCACCAATCAGTTATAAAACGAATTGATAAGTACGATGTATATAATGTAGAAGGTATAAGCCCAATAGATGTAGCAGGATTTGATGGTGAAATATCAAAGCCAATAATTAACAAATTTAAAAAGCCAACAGTAGAAAAAATAAATGAGTATTGTAAAGAACGTAACAATAACGTAAATGCAAATAAGTTCTATGATTTTTATGAAAGTAAAGGTTGGCTTGTTGGTAAGTCAAAGATGAAAGACTGGAAGGCAGCAGTCAGAAACTGGGAGTCAAGCACATATAACACAAAGAAGACAAGCAGTAAGGTCGAGGCGCAGATAAACTCATGGCAAAAGGCTAGAGACATAATACAAAATCAATAATGTTAATTAAAGAACAAAACAAAAAAGAGATAACACTACAATGTGTAGACTTAGTAAGTAAAACATTTGTAGAGTTAGGACAGGCAAAGACAGAGCAAGATATTGTAATACTTGCACAGTCGCTTTCTGACGACCTTTTAAGAGATTATAGTAAGTTTACCTTAGATGACGTTAGAAATGCCTTTAGACATGGCGTAAGGCACACAGAGCTGTATGTCTTAAACGTCAAGACATATTATAATTGGTTAAAAGCATGGAAAAGAATATTGAACGAAGCACATTATGAAGTGCATACAATGGGCAGAGACCCAAAAGAAGTTAGATATTATAAAGAACCACCTAAATTAATAAAATAAATGATGAAAACTATAACAATAACAAAAGATAAGATAAAAACACAGACTGATGCAGTCAAGTGGCATTTATTGAATTATGGTCATATCACAAGTTTAGAGGCAATAAATCAATATGGAGCAACAAGACTTGCAAGTATAATTTTTAATTTAAAAGAAGAAGGTTACAACATACAAACAACTGATTTAAAGTTTATTACAAGGTTTGGAAGAAAAACTACCATAGCTAAATACATATACTTTAAGCCAAAGAGACAATATGAACAACAATTAATATGGGGATAAATGACAAAACACAATAAATATTATTATGAATTTGACAGAAATATGCCAGTAGACAAAAAAAAAGATATACCTAGTTACTATATAGGCAAACATCATGGTTACGAGGCAAGAAAAGTAATTGAAGATTTTGAGCTAACATACAATTTAGGGACTGCCGTTTCATATCTTTTACGTTGTCAGCGAAAGCATGGAACTGCTGAGGAGTGTATAACAAAGGCTATAGCACATCTAAAGTTTGAGCTTGAAAGGTTAAAGCTAGATGAATCCTAAGCCTATCTATAGGGTTATCATAGCCTTTAGATATAAGAAAAAAGGAGCAACAACTTACTACAAGCGTGGTAATATAGACACATTTTGCACTACTAACAACATAGTGCAAATAAAGAATGATGAGGTAATTAGAGGTAAGATAAAAAGAAAAGTAAAAACAAAACATGCTGACCTAGATATACTATTTGACAAAGTAGAAATAGAAGGTCAATATGGCAAAACAGTTTATTAACATTATGTATATAGAAACTTTTATAGCAATTATTCTTTTTTTATATAGTCTTTATTTAAATTTGAGAATTAGAGATTTAGAAAGTGAATGTGATACTACTGACGATATTTTGTTTAATGAGATAAATGCTCTCATGCACAGTAACAAAGTAACAGAAGAAAGGTTATCTGCACTTGAAAAAAAGAAAGTTGAGAAACCAAGAAGAAGAAGTACAAAAAAGCGTAGTAAGGTATCTACAGATAAAGTATCCTAAAGTACGATACTGCGCAAGTTTAGGAGGTATTAGAACGTCTTACAAACAGGCTGTAAAGGCTAAAGTCACTGGCTATGTTAAAGGCTTTCCTGACTTGCAGATATGTATGCCTGTTGATAGGGGGGGGGTGCATAATAAAGGTTACTATGGACTGTTCCTTGAGATAAAAAAAGATAAAAGGTCTTACCCAACTAAAGAACAAAAACAGTGGATAGAATATCTAAACAGTGTGGGATACTACGCTACAGTTACAAAAGGTTTTGATGAATCAGTACAAGTTATTAAAGATTATTTTAATGGTAAACTATGAGTGTAAACGTATATAAAAGAAAAGACAGGCGAGGTGGTGGCTATGCTAAAAGAAAATTTACTTTTGAAGAAGCACAAAAGATAAGATTAGAATATGAGCAAGGTCTGTATACACAAGAACAAATCGCAAAAACTTATGGCGTTGACCAAACAATCATTAACAAAATTATAAAGTACAAAACCTACATCAAAGACTAGCTGAGTTTGCTGAGTCTGCTATAAGCGCTATAAAAGAGTAATTTTTTTTATATTTTTTTTACAAAAATTAATTTTACGATTATGCTGTTGAAATTGCTAGGTCTGCTATAACGCTATAATAGCGTTGTTGTGCGCAATTTAACATAATATTTATTATGTTAAACAATACAATTAACAAATAAATGTTAATATTTTTTATAAATTATTTTAATATTTCATATAAATTTATTAAATTTGCTTTATGAAAACTAAAAAACTACTAAAGGCAGGAGACCTTTCCCAATATTGGAAAGGTGAAAATGGTTTGCCTAGTTTCAACAAAACATTTAATTGCTGGAACAAAAAACCAAATTTTAAAAATCAATTATTAATTAACAAAAATCAGAATAATGAAAAAAAATAATTCAATATTTACAGACAATAAGTCGTTTTTTGAAGTAACAAAAGATGCCTTTATTTTTGCAATTTGCGCAACGTTCTACATTTGTTTTATAAGTGCAATTCTATTAATCTTTAAAAACATAATATTATGAAAAATATAAATATAATACAGACCGCAATTAACTGGACTAGCTTAACAGTTGAGAAAAGTAAAAATTTTAATGATTATAAATTTATCAATGTAAGCGATACAGAGCCATTAAAAATAGAGTATATTAAAAAAGATAAAATTGAGGGACTTAAAAGCCATCAAGATATTATTTTTAAAAATACCAAAAAACAAAAAAAATATCTAGATAATACTAGCATAATTAAGTTATTAAATAATATGTTCAAAGCTTCTACTTTAGAACAGACAAAAACATTAAACGAAGTGGGCGAAACAGTTACAAAACAGCTTATTTGCGAAAGTGTCAAAGATGTTTCTTTTTTTATTGAAAAAGATGTATCAGCTTTTTATGCTCAGGAGGAAGGATATAAATATAACGTATTAAAAAATGGTTCATGCATGGAAGGTAAAGACAAATCATATTTTGAAATTTATGACAAATTTATTAATGTTAATACTTTTATTGTTGGATTAAGAAACAAAAATAATGTAATTGCAAGGGCGATACTTTGGCGTAAAGAATCAGCCGACAAAAACGAACGCAAATATTTTTTAGATAGAATATACATTTGTAGCCAATACGATAACAGTATAAAAATTGATTTACAGTCTAAACTATGGGCAAAGACAAAAAGATCTTTTAAATTAAATAAACTTTGCTGTTCAAATGCTTTTCAGATTAAAGATTATTATAAAAGTTTATTTTCTAATGATTTAGTAAATAAAAATTTATTGTTTGCCTGTAAGTATTCAATTCCAGAATTTGAAATCCAAATCACACAGGACAATTTCGAGAGCTTGGACAATTACCCATATATTGATACATTTAGATTCTTTAAGTACACCGCCAACAATTTAAAAAGTTGCGAGGAGGGAGAGTCAGAAATCCAATTAGATTTAACTGATGGCCACTACAACGAAAACTCAAATAGACTATTTTGCGAACATTTACAGGAATATATAGACGAAGATGAGGCTTGTTTTTCAGAAGTAGATGGTTGTCATTATCATCAAGACTATGTAATTTGGATAGATGAACGCGAGGATTACGTTTTTCAAGATGATGCGGTATATAACAGTCATAGTGGCCATTATCACTACCACGGAGATTTAGACATTTAAACAACTCATTAAACAAATATATACTTATGAATAAAATAATAATAAAAGATTTAATAAAACATTTAGATAATATTTATTATCTAATTATACAAAACAACAAAGAAAGCAAAGAAGTTAAAAAAATACTTTCTTTAGTTGATGAACTTCAAAACAAAATTGAAGATTTAAAATAATTACTAACTAAATTACACGCCTATGAAAACACGCTTTTAATAACTTTAATAAAATCCCATTAAGCAACGAAACGTTAACAATATTATTTTTTATTATTATTCTTTTTGGTTGCTAAATAAATTGCAGGGCTTAGAAATTATTTTAATAAAATACTTTTTTTGCTCTGCTTTTTTTCTTTTCTTGTGCAAATTTTCATACAAAAACTTTTTAACAAATTGTTTTTTATTTTTTTCACTTTGTTTTTTTTTGGAAAAACGTTTTTTTGTAAAATCCGTAATTTTTGCGGTTTGTTTATTTTATACAAACACACACCCACGCACCAAACCATAATTCAATTTCATAATTACAGATTATATGTTATTTTAGGTGGGATAAGTTGAATAGTAAGTTTGCCTATTTTCAATTTCAACATTGTATATTTTGGTATTAGATATACTAATTGCGATATGAGCAATAGTGTATCCTATAAGATTCACGAAGGTATAAGAAAATAAATTAAAATTTAAGAAGTTTTTGGTAAAATAGAAATTTCCAAAAATTTCTTGTCCTATATAATTTATTATGTTTTATTTGTGGCTTAGTATAAATAAAAAATATATAAACATGGGAGAGCCATACATTAATAATGCTAACGCACCTTCATTAGAAGCTATAGCAGGGATAGAAGCACTAGGACAGGCTGATGGTGTAGAGGTATTTACAACAACACCACAGACAGGAAAAGATTTTTATGCAATACATTTCATATTGGAAAGTGTAATAAGTTCAATTTCATCTTCTCAGGCGACAGGCGAGAGTGCTTTAGTTACAACTATACCTGCAGGTACTACTATTTTCATGCGAATAGAAAGTATAACTTTAACAAGTGGGTTAGCAATAGGATATAACAAGTATACATTAGGATAAGAAATGCTTAAGTTAGCGCAAAATACAAGTCTCTCTACAGAGCCTATATATAAATTTGTAAACGAACATTCTGTCGATTTTGATGGAGTAGAAGAAAGAATAGTCACTGATGGTGCAGATACTGTAGCACAATCTACTACCTATTCTTTTTGGTGCAAGTCAAGTACGAATACTGCTAATTTAGGTGTTTTTGGACACGGAAATATTAATATAGGTGCTTTTCATTTTAACGAAAATTCAAATAGACCTTTGTTATATTTAGGTAATTCGTTTTTTAGGTATTGGGTTGATAATTCTGCACAAGATGATGGAGAGTGGCATCATTGGGTAGTATATGCAGACACTAATGATATGACTAATTCTAAACTGTATATAGATGGTGTTTTACAAACCCCTGATTTAACTGCTAACACACCTTCTACTTTAAATGCTTACACAGAATCACTAACTATAGGTAGCGACCAACAAGTAGGTGGTAATAGTTTTGAAGGCAAGATAGATGAGTTTGCAGTTTACGATAGAGAACTTACACAAGCTGAGGTTACTCGTATGTTTAACACATTCTTCTCTCCTAACCGAGTAGCTAATGGTAACTTTGCACAGATTGGTAACGAAGAAATAACTAATGGAGATTTTAGTCAGATAGGTAGTGAACTTGTAACTAATGGCGACTTTGCTACAAGTAGTGGTTGGAATGGTTCAATAAGTGTGTCAGGTGGGCAAGGAACAAAAACAAGTGGTGGTTTAGCTTATAGAAGTGGAGTTATAACTTCAGGTAAACAATATAAAATAGTTGTAGATGTAGCAAGTTTAGATGGTACTACTAATATATATGCAGGTGGTAATAATAGTGCAGCATTAACTGTTGGTGTACAAACAATATATATAAGAGGTGGTTCGGTTAATGATTTTATTGGGTTAAATAATGGGTACTCATCAGGTGTAGGTTCTGTATTTAATAGCATATCAGTAAAAGAGGTTGGGCAAGGTTTTACTTTTGGAGATGGTTGGAGTGTTGAACAAACTACGGTTAGTGATGGTTATAACACAACAATAGAAGGCAAAGCAATATGTGATGGCTCTCAGACAGGAAATGCAGAACTAAAACAACAAAATGGTGTAGGTGGTGTTACTTTAGATTTAGTCGTTGGTAAGCAATATAAAATGCAATTTGATGCTACAGTTACTTCAGGATTCATAACAAGCATTGAAGTAGGTGGTCATTATAACCACAATAATATAACAACAACAGATTCTTATACATTATTTTTTACACCTTCATCAACTAATGATAGAATTACTTTTACAGGTAATGTAGATTTTATAGGTTCTGTAACAAACATATCAGTCAAAGAAGTAGGGCAGCATTGGACAGTTTCAGATTATGGTGGAGTTGCAGCTAGTGCATCTTTAAGTTTAGAAGATGGTGCAGTAAAAATATTAAAAACTGCTGATAGTGATTGGAGAAGTAGTTTTTTGAGACAAACAATATCTTATAATATAGGTGCAACTTATAGAGTTTCTTTCAAAATTAAAGATGGTAATACTACAGGTGCTAACATATATGTAAGGCATAATTTTGATACAAGTGCACAAACTATAGCACAAAATATAAGTTTAACAAGTAGTTTTGTACAATACTCTTTTGATTTTGTAGCAGATTCTAATTCTACAGACATATCTTTTGGTAACGTAACTTGGAATAATGCAGGAAGTGGTCAGTTCTTTTTTGTCGACAACATAGTAGTACAAGAACTAAAGCATGATGCTACAAACTTAATGCTTAATGCAGGTGCTTATCAGTCAGCTAATCCACTAATTACTTCTACTAAGAGTATGTTGTTTGATAGTAGTGATAATTATTTAAATATTTCTGACCCTAATACAACAGATTTAGATTTTACAGATGGTATAATTAGTTGTAGTGCTTGGATTTACCTAACATCAAATAGTTATGGTACTGTTTTAAATAAAGGTGGTGGTTATTATTGGTATATAGGAACAACTGCATCAGGAGTAGAACAAAGAGTATTTTTAGGCAATAGTGGTGCTAAAAATTCTACAACAGGACTAACAATAAACAGGTGGCATCATATTGCTTTTACTTCTGATAATTCAAATATAAAGTTTTATCTTGATGGTAAATTAGATGGTACTGTAAGTGCTAGTTATACTATTTCTGCTAATACTAATGATTTAACATTAGGTAGGAGTTTATCAGGAGAATATTTACAAGGTAATTTAACAGAAGTAGGAATGTACAACAGAACACTTACAGATTTAGAAGTAGCATCACTATACAATCAAGGTATGCCTACTAATCTACTTGTAAATAGAAACAACTATCAA